TGGTGGGATGACCATCGAGGACATCATCGCCGATCTGCGCACGCGGGCGGCCAACCTGCGCCGCTACCCGTTCAAGAGCGCCACGATGGCTGAGGCAGCACGCATAGCCGCCGCCGGCTTCGAGGAAGTGGCGGCTCAATACCAGGATACCCGACACACCCCGATAGGATAGGAATGATGGAGCACTCCACCGCCCAAGCGCCCCTTCGCGGGGTTCCGAGCTCAACCGAGTGGATGGCACGGAACCGCCGCGCCCGCTCGCCGGAAGAAGCGCAACCCCTGCCGCGGACTGGGCTGGCGCGGGTGTTTAGGAGGAAATCGACATGAAGGATGAGGGCGCTTCGGTTGACTTCGATGACTTCGATGACTTCGACAACGAGTGCTGGAATTGCGGCGGTGAAGGCTACGTTGCGCATTGCTTCGAGGAATACGCCTGCATGTACCCCGACGAGGGGTGCGACCTCTGCATGAGGCGTTGCGAGTTCTGCGCGGCCGTGGCGGTCCGTCAGGATGCACCCGACAGCCCCCAGGACGAGAGGAAACCATGACCGACACCGACCGCGCCGAGTTGGCAAGAGAGTTGTCCCTCACAATGTATCAGGGGAGCGATGCCGGAAAGTTTCGCATTGTCCCAGACGACCTCTGCGACCGCATCCTCTCCGCCCTCGCAGAAGCCCGCGCAAGGGAAGATGCGTGGCGGGAGGCGTTGGAGCGGCTTGCGACGGCCGTAGAGTCGCTCCCAGTCGAAGACATGGTTCAAGACGGGCCGCACGGTCCCGAACTGCTCGGCTACTACATGCAAGCGCAAGGCGAATGGGACGAAGCGCGCGGGGCAGCACAAGACGCCCGCACCACCCTCGCATCTATGCCTGCGCCCAACCCCTCCAACCCGGACACCACCCATGAATAACGACCTCGCACCACTCATGGCGAGTGAGATCGAACGGATAGCGGCATCGCTGACCTACAAACAGGCCGCAGCGGTGCGAGGTGTGTTCGCGTGGAGCAACCCGGCAGAGCAGGACGAAGGCGAGGCGGAGCTTTATCGGCTCGGTATCTGGAACCCGCGCCCTGCTTACGGGAAGTCCGCGATTACGCCTCTCGGCCTCGCCGTCCGCGCTCACTTGGAGAAATCCCATGTCGAGTGAGGTCGAAGTGGTGGCGCGGGCGATCATGCAGGCCAATCGAGAGTTGGAATATTGGGGCGAACCGTCCGAATACGAACTGGTTATGGCCCAAGCCGCCCTTACCGCAGCCCGTCCACTCATAGAAGCAGAGGCGAGAAGGAAGGCGTTCGAGGAAGCGGCGGAGTGGCAGCCCTTCGAAACCGCGCCGAGAGACGGAACACGCATCTGGGCCATTCTGCGCGCAGACGAGCCACAGTGGCCTAATCGCAGCTTCGAAATCTGGCACGAAGGCGTGACGGAGGGAGGCTTCGACTTGGGTTGGACCCTTTTCCCCGGCTATGGCGGCATGAGCGACCGTCACTTCGCGGGCTGGATGCCGCTACCCCCACCGCCAGCCCCTCGGAGCGCCGACCAATGAGCGCGCCGGACATAGCGCAGATCGCGCGGGGGCTGACGAAGGCGCAGCGGCGCTTGATCCTTGCCAGCGAGAGAGGTGGTTGGGGACGCGACGATACCGCCACAGGTGTTCCACTCAAGGGCCCGCAATTCCAGACCGCCCGTTCGCTCGAACGGCTCAGGTTGGGTGACTACTCCTACGGCAGTTGCTTCGAGGATCTCTACTTCAACAACCAGACCGGCCTCGCCGTGCGCGACTACCTCAAGGAGAACCCCCAATGACCACAGACAAGGTGGCCGTGTCGCAGGCGGATCGTGAAGCGGCGAAAGCATACTTCAACGGGGCAGTCAGCTTGCCTCAGTTCCTCGCAAACTATGCTGCCCAAGCCCGCCTCGCAGGTAAGCGCGAAGGCAGGGAGGAGACAGCGCAATTCGTCCGCGAGTGGAACGGCAGCACGGCTGACGGCAACACGTTCTTCATCGCCGATGCGCTCGATGAAATCGCAGCCGCACTTCGCACCCGTTCGGAGAACCACCATGGCTGACGCGGGGGAGATGGTGGAGCGGTTGCGGGAGGAAATCGGCGGTTGGGAGCAAGCCTATCCGCTGGCAATGTTCCCCGAGCCGGACCTAAAGCGAGCAGCGGCGGTCCTGAAAGACGCGGGCATGACGCTGGACGCAATCAGTGCGTCGAATATGCGCCATGTGGTTTCGCGCCTTGCGCCCTCTATGCACAACGCAATCGATCTGATCGAAAGCCTCACCAAGACGAGCGAGGCCGATGTAGACCCCCGCATTGCCGAGCTACAGGCGCGTATCGAGAGGCTGGAGGGGGTGTTGGGGCGAATCGCAACGGCGGTTGATGCACTACCCGTCGAGGAATGGGTTGAGGTCGACCGACGCGGCAATCCTGAGCTGCTCGGCTACGTCATGCAGGCACAGGGCGAGTGGGATGAAGCGCGCAGCGCTGCCGAAGAAGCCCGCGCTGCGCTTGGGAGGGGCGAGTGACGGCGCGCAAACGCCTTGTCCCGCTCGACCAGGTGCGCGAGGTGTTCGACTACCTCAAGTCCGAGGGCATCGACCTCGCGCGCTGCGGCGTTGACATCGGGGCGGACTACGTAAAGGTCTCGCCGCCCGCCAACTCGAACACCGGCGATTCCCTTGGCAGCTACATCAACCGGGCTTCACATCGTCCGAAAGCGGCTGAAAAGCGGTGAACGCTTCTACGTCTATGCCGCACGCGGCGGGCCGTGCATTCTCGTTCAAGACGGCGCCCGACCCGTTATCGACCGCAAGCTGCTCGACAAGGCGGCGGAAGCGTTGCGGCATAGCGCGCCCGGCGACAATATCGACGCGCTGCTCGACGCTTACCGCGCTAGTCCGGCGTTCACCGATCGCGCCCCGGCGACCCAACTGGACTACCGCCTGTGGCTGAACCGCATATCCTCGCGCTTCGGCAAGGTGCCGATCCGGCTGATACCGGAACTCCGCGCCGAAATCCTGCTGTGGCGGGACGAACTGGCGGACACCCCGCGCGCGGCGGATCGCGGCGTCAAGATGCTGCAAACCGTGCTGCGGTGGGCGCTCGACCGAGGGCTGGTGACGGACAACCCGGCGCGGGACATGCGCTCGCTTCACCGCTCCAACCGGGCGGACCTCATTTGGGAGCCGCGTCACTGGAAGGCAGTCGCGGACGTGCCGCCCGCCGTGCATCGGGTGCTCGAGCTCGGCAAGCTGACCGGCCTTCGCCAGTCCGACCTGCTGCGACTGTCATGGGAGCATGTCGGCAAGCTCGACATCGAGCTGACGGCGCAGAAAACGCACTCGCGCGTTGTCATCCCGATCTATCCCGAACTGCGCAAGGCGCTCGGCAAGCGCGGGTCCGGGGCCGTGCTGCGGAACATGAGCGGGAAGCCGTGGACGCCGAGCGGTTTTCGCACGGCGTGGCAGCGTGCCCGGCCCGAGGGGTTCGACCGCACGTTCCACGATCTGCGCGGGACGTTCGTAACGACGCTGGCAGAGCGCGGGTTCAGCGATCAGGAACTCGCATACTTCACCGGATGGACGACCGAAAAGGTGGCCGCGATTCGGCAACGCTACGTCGATCGGGCGCGCGTGGCGCGGAAAATGGCGCGGCGGATCGGGCGCAAGAATTGAGGTTTCTGCAAACCGAATGTAAACCGGATTTCATGCCCGCCGCTAAGTCATTGAAAAGTGGTGAGCCCTGCTGGGTTCGAACCAGCGACCTACTGATTAAAAGGTCTGGTCGCCCGCTGATTTCGCGCGGTTTTACCGTAAACCAGCCCCGCCACCCTGCCCGATTTACGGATAGCGAACCGGCTGCTGTAAACCGGGTTTACAGGTTTCCACCCCTGTTCGCGGCCAGCGCGGGGGTGCCCCACCTTGCCGCCGCCGCGTGAGAGGAACCACCATGCCTGACTACTCCGGCTTCATGGCGGTGATCTGCCACCGCTGGATAGACGAGGCGAAGGGCTGGCGATGCGTGCTGGAGCGGGGCCATGCGGGGCCGTGTCGGCATGAGTGGACGCCGCCTGAGAGGATAGAACCGCGTCAATGACCCGCCGCCCGATAGCCTGGTTCCTCGGCGCGCTTATCGCCCTGTCGGCATTGGGGCTGGCGATAGTGGCGGGATCGCACCGGGAGGACTCGCCAGTCGGAACGCTGCCGCCTACAGCAGACGAATGACCCCCGAACGCGCCGATATCATCCGCTGGCTTCGCGAGCTGGCGCGCACGGCTTCGAGCCCGCAGGCAGCCGGGGCCTATGCCTATGCTGCCGATGAGTTGGAGCGGGCTAAGGCTTTTTGCTCGCCGTCTCAGTCCACGCCTTGACGCCTGCCAGATTCGACCGGCAATCCGCCCCCGCTTCCCGCTCGGCAAGCCATAGCCCGACCGTAGCGCGCTCGCGTTCGATGGTGCCTTGCGGCGGCAGCGTCTCGGGCACGGCCGGCGCGGGCTTGCAGGTGAGCAAGGCCGGCGGCGGGGTGAGGATCATCGGGGCGGGTTGGCCGCAGCTTGCGAGAAAAGGCGCACTCAAAAAGGCGCATAAAGCCGCATATGCGGAATTTCTCATCGCATCGCCTCCACTGCATCGCCCCAAGGATCATCGGTCGCTTTCGCAGCCGCATCCCGCCCACGTTCGATTTCCGCCCCGCTGAGCGCCTTTCCGGCCTGCGCGGTCTCCATGCCCGCTGCGTCGGCCTTTCGCGCCTGAGCGACTGCCTGGGCGGCAATCGCGGCGTGTTTCGCTTCCGAGGCCGCATAGCCCTGCGCATAGCGGTGGTTGCCCCATGCCCAGCACGCGAGGATGATCGCGAGCGCGGCGTAGATCGGCCACGGCACCCGCTTGAGGAAGCCGCCGAACGCGGTGAGTGCTGCCCAGATCATGCGGTCTTCTCCTTCACGCGCGTTGCCGCGACCAAGTAGCGTTGCAGGTGCAGCACGCTGGTTTCCTCGAGATTGGCCAGCGCCTGTTCCTCATCGCTCAGCCGCTTCCCGCGGGCCTGCTTGAGCGCCCGGCTTTCAACGCCGGTCCATTCGGCGAGGCGGCGGTGCGTCTCATCGTGCAGGCGGTTCATCTGCGCCACGGTGCAGCCCATCCACCGCGCGACCTCTTCCTGGTGCGCGGCGAACGATTGCCCTTCACGCTGGCGCGGAATGTCAGGCATCGGGTTCATCCACCGGCACGCGCGGCCCGGCAGGCGGCGGTGCAGGGACAGCGCCCGTCTCGGCGATCACCCGCGACGTGGCGCTCTGGCGATCCTTGACCGCAGCGGACCCGGCGGCAGCGGCGATGATCGCAGCAAGCCCGCCGGGAAAGGCGAGACAGTACGCAGTCACATCGAACTCGCGCGCCTGGACAAGCTGCCAGGCGACGAACGCATTAGCGCACACGCAATAGGCGAGCGCCCCGAACCCGCCGATCACGCGGCTGATTTCGTAATCGCCGCCGACGCCGCGAAGCGCGCTTTCGAAGGGGAAGGTCATGCCTGCCCCCGATATATCGCAGCCTCTGCTGCACGGCGGCGGGTCAGCCCCGGCAACACCCGACCGCCTGCCTTGTTCCACCGCGCGAACTCAGCCGCAGCGCCAGCGTAGTCGCCCGCGCGATGCTTCTTGAGCAGCGTGGACGATGCCAGCGCGCCGCGCCCGACATTGTAGGCAAAGCTCACCAGTGCATCGAACTGCGATTGCGTCGCTTCCTCGACCAGATCGTCCACGCCGCGCGCGAACCGCTGCACGTCCGCCTCTAGACGCGCGTCCGCCTGTTCCTGCGTCCATGTCAGCCCGCGCCGGATGTCCGGCCCCGTCGCGCCCCAACCGATGGTCCAAGGCGCGCCGCCCGTGCCGGGATCGGGATAGGCCGTCAGCTTGCAGCCCTCGAACTGTTTGATGAGGTCGATACCCGCCTTGCTGACGGCGCGCGTCGTCTCGCGCGGGAAGCCGAGCGCATCGAGCAGATTATCCATCGCCAGCACGTTGCCCGGGTCGTTCCACACGTTCGGCAGCTCGGCGCGCACGGCGGCGAATACGGGGGCTCGGGGGTCGGTCACAGCGCAATCCTTCCCGTCGCGACCAGCACGATGAACAGCGCCGTCACCAGCGCGATCAGGAACGGGCCATACTTGAGCAGCGCGTCGGCGAACTTCGACGCGCCGGCCCGCTCGCTCTCCCGCGCCTCTATCACCTTCAGCCGACTCTCGTGATCGTCGATCTCGACGCGGTTGCGCGCCACTTCGTCCTTGAGCGTGGCGCGTTCAAGCAGGGTCAACCGGGTGTCGATTCGCCCGAGCGTGGTGTTGATCTTGTCGAGCTTTTCGTCCTGCATCTCACCATGCCGTGCGAGCCGGTTCACCGCGTCCGTGTTCGCCCGGATCGCCTCGATGAGCGACAGCCGCCCGAGCTGTTCGTCGGGCATCGATACGAACACTTCGCCGCGATCAGCCATCATCGCCTCCCCTTCCGGCACCAGTCGGCAAGGCACTCCGCCACGGCGAACGCCAGCGCAGCCGCAAGCGGAATGGCGATGGCGGCGACCAGCATCACCCGGCGCTCCATTCCAGCAGGTCGAACGTCGCGGGCGTCTCGCAGCACACGCCGTGCATCCGGCCCCCGCGCCATCCGAAGGCTAGCCCGATGCGGCCCTGCGCGGCAAGCACCGCGGCGAACTCGGCAGGCAGGTCGCTCGCCCCCGCGCCGCGCGTGTTGTGCCAGTGCTCCGGCGTCAGCGGGATCGCGGCGTCATGCTCGCCCGCGTCGAGCGGGAGAAAGGCGGTGCTGTAGAACCGATACGAGGCGAACTTGCCCGTCGCGCTCCAGGTGTCGCCCGCGCGCTGGATGAACAGCGTCAGCCCCGCAGGCTCGGCCGGCGCTTCGCTGGGGAACACGCTGCCCGTTACCCGGTAGCGCAGCCGAATGGTTCCGCCCACCGCCCCGCGCGCCCGCGTTACCCCGTCCAGCTCGTCGCCCGGCTCGATGGTGGCGGCCCAGATGCGGCCGGGGGTCGAGCGAGTGGGCAGGTCAGGCGGTGGCCAGAGCTCGACCCCGCGCGAGTAGTTCTCGCCCTTGACCAGCGGGCCGACCTGCCAGCCCTGCGGCTCGGGCTTGCGACGCAGGACGAACCAAAGCGCGGCGGCGGCGGCGAGGATGAGGAGGGCGTAGATCATGCGATCTTCGTCACGCTGACGTTATCGATTGCGCCGCTGAACGCGCCACCCCCAGCACCACCTGCGATCACGATGGTCTGGTTTGAAGTGTCGGCTCCGATGACGATGTCTTCCGTGAAGGTCCCCGTCGTGCTGCGCGTAGCCCCGGGCACGCCCGACACCTTGATCGTCGTCGTGCCCGAGGCGCGCGAAACCACAGTGTATTTTGTGCGGTAGGTTCCTGATGTGATCGGCACGCTCGGGGTTCGGCTAAGATCGCCGCCCGACGAGGTGCTCGCAACACCACCGCTGATCGACCACCCGCCGCCAAGCGTCCACCCGGCCGAACTGGCGAAGTCGCCGTTGATGACGAGTTCCGGCGAACCCGAAATCTGCCCCGCCAGAATGCCGAGCGGGATCATGCCGCGAGCGCCCCGATGAGGGTCCAGGTATTCGCGGCTGTCTTGATGGCCGACGCCGCGCCCCACTGAGCCGCTATCTTCTTGTTGGTCACGTCGATGGTCGCGCCCGTGCCGGCGACGAACGTCACCTGCCCGGCACCGATCTGCTGAACATCGATCCGCGCACCGACCGGGAACGCGACAGCACTATCCTGCGGAAGGGTGTAGTTAAGCGCCGATGCCGAATTCATCCGCACCAGCTTCTCCTCGTCTGCCAGCGCGGCGGTTTGGCTAGTGGTGTAGGTTGAAAAGCCCGGCCGCTTGGTTGCCTTCGCATCCAGCGCCGCCTGCTGGGCGGTGCTCACCGGCTTGTTCGCGTCGCTGGTGTTATCGACGTTGCCGAGACCCACCATTGCCTTCGTGATCCCGCTCACGGTGCCGGTGAAGGTCGGCGAGGCAATGTTGGCTTTCAAGTCAAGAGCAGCGCCCGTGCCAACCAGCACATCGTAAATCGCGTTCTTGGTCGGAACGGTCAGATTGCCGTTCCACCCGCCGCCATATGCCTCATCGGCCACGCTTACGCCGGCAGTTGTAACGATCATCTTGGCCGCGCCCTCGCCAAGACCGAAGGCAATGCGACCCGTCTCGGCACGGAAGATCAGGTCGTCGGCCTGCGCGTCGGTCAGGTACTGACCAGTGTCAGTCGCAGCAGCCCAATAACCCTTGACCACCCCCGTGACCGCAATGGACAGACCGGGGATGCCCGCGCCTGAAGTGTCCATCTTGATGTTGTCGGCTGTCCCCGTCGTTACAACGTCGAGCAGCGCGCCGGATGCGGCTGCGCCAATACCGACAGCGCCGGTGAATGTGGGTGAAGCGAGATCGGCCTTGGCATTAAGCTGCGTGCCGACATAGCTCTTGACCGCCCGTTGCGTAGCCAGCTTCGTGTTGCTGTTAGCGCCCAACGTGGTGTCGCTGTCAGAGTCGAGAACCGCCGCCGTGCCAAGGCCCAATGTGGTTTGAGCTGCGGCGGCGCTGGCGTCGTCGATCAAGGTAAGACCGAACGCCGAAACCGCTGACGCATTGAGCTTGGAGTTGAGGGCTGTCTGCTGCGCCGTGCTGATAGGCTTGGCCGTGTCCGAGGTGTTATTGACGTTGCCGAGGCTGAGGTTGCTGCGAGCCGCCGCATAATCAGAAAGACCGCTCAGGTTCTCGGACTTGAGCATGTCGCCCGCGCCAGAGCCCGCCGGACCCTGTTCGCCTTGCGGTCCCTGCGGTCCCTGCGGACCCTGCTCGCCCTGAGGGCCCGGAACAGTGCTGTCTGCGCCTGCCGGTCCCGCCGGCCCCTGAGGCCCCTGTTCGCCTTGCGGCCCGCGAAACTCCGGCGGCATTGGTTCGCCCGTCTCCGTGGCTGTCGCAAATGCCTGCGCCAGCGCGCTGATCGAGGCGCGATTGCGCGCAAACGTGATGTTCTCGCTCATCAGGCGGCTCCTTGCTTGACGAGTTGAAGGGTGTCGGACGCGGTGCCGAGGATGAGGAAGGCCCGCAGGCTCGTCGGGCTGCCGGTGAGGTTCACCGGCCCCGCAATCGCCGTGCCCCAGCTTCCCGAAGTGCCGGCGCGCGCGAAGAACGAGACCTGCACCGCAGAGCCGTTCCACTGCGCCAGAATGCGCACCTGCCCGCCCAGCGCGATCGGCGCGGCTTCATACAGCCCCGCCGCGGCGTTCACCATCGGCCGCACCTTGGCGGTCGAGCCGTCGAACCACACCGCCGCATCCACGTCGGCAAAGCGGGTGGCGGTATCGGCAATGCCTTTGTCATAGGCCGGCGTCGCATCGCGGCTCACCCCGGCGTAGATGCTGTTCGACCCTGAATACGGGACCGAATAGATCCACTCCTTGTCGGCAACCCCGCTGCCGACCGTTTCGGCCGCAGTGGCGTAGACAGACTGGTTTGCCCGGCGCGCGGTGTAACGCCCGTTGCCGTCGTCCGCGACGTAGGCGGTCTTCGTCACCGCGATCGGCGTGATATCGGGATCGGCGGGGCGCTCGCCCTTCCATTCCTTGACCTGAAACGCAGGGTATGCGTCCGCCGCGTTGGCCGCCACCGTCACCCATGACAGCGGCGATCCTTCCTCGAGACTGGGGTCGGCATAGACCACCGCATTAGAGGGCCACGCATACCTGTCGGGAGCCGAGCGGGTGAACATGCCGCGCGCCTGCCACAGCACCGCGTCGGGAATGGTGTCCCCCTCCGCATCGGTCCACGGCGCATCGCCCACGTCGAACACGCTTCCGGCATCGATCAGCGGGGTTCCGTTCGAGGTGTCCACGGCAATGCGCTGCGCCGGAAACGACGTGCTCAACGGATCGAGCTTGAGTGCTATCCGCGAGTTGGACAGCACCGTTGCATAATGCTCGCCCGTATCAGGATCGTCGGCCGTATCGTGCGTTAGTTGCAGCGGCACACCGAGCGGGTCGAGGAAGGTGAGGTCGAGGTCGAGGCCGTCGCCGCCGATCGCGCGCAGGATCGCCCCGGTCGAACCGCACCGATGGAACTTCGACTTGAGCTTGAAGCCGGACAGCCGCCGCGCCTCGACGTACCCCAGATCGGCCGGGTTAGGACAATCGAAGAACTCCGCGTCCACTTCCATCCCGCCGCCACGCAGCGCCTCGAACGGCTTGGGGCAGTCGCGCGCGATGCCGGAGATGCGAATGAGCGGGCGGGTGTCGGCGTGCTCGTTGCCTTGGAACGCGAACAGGCCGAGGCGGCAGCGCTCGGCGTAGACTGTCAGGTCGATGCCCGCCACGTCGTTGTTGAACACCAGCACCGCCACCCCGGCGGCATCGGAATCGAACACCCACAGCGCGCCGGAAATATCGCCCACTTCCGGGTTTGCGGTGAAGCTGTTGGGCTCGATATCCACACCACCCGCCGGAGCGCCGAACCCGGTATTCGGGTCGTAGGGATCGAGCGCGCCGACGCCCCCCTTCTTGCCCCAGTTGCGGAAGATGTTGACGCCTTCGAACCGCACCCGCAGCCCCGAGACGATCGACACTCCGTTGCGGTTGTTCTTGTTGACCCCATCCCAGTAGCAGTCGCGAAACACGATATCGCGGTTGGCGCGGTTCTGCCGCTCGCCAGCGTCGTCGGGCCCGAGATCGCCCGCCGCCAGCGTCACCCCGTCGCCGGTCGAACCGATGAATCGGCAGCGGTCGAATAGCACCCGCTCCACCGCGCTTAGATGAGCGAACGTCGAGTTTTCCTCGAAACCCGGCCCCGTCGCGGTCGGGTCGTTCTTGAAGTTGAGCCCGCGGAAGATAACGTCGTGAATCGCCGGCTCGACCAGCGTCGATCCCTGGTTGCCCTTGGGGTTGTGGAAGAACAGGAACGGGCCATCGGTGCGGTCGAGCCGCAGCCACACCCCCGGATCGCCGGTCCATGTCACGTCGGAGCACAGGTTGCCTTCGTTGTCGGGATCGACGTTCTGCGTCTGCTCGGCGAACGAATAGGTGACTCCATCGTCCTCGTCGCCGAACCCGTAGGCGAAGTAGACCTCTCCCCCGCCGGCCGCGTCGATCGCATCGCGCACCCGCCGCACCGCGGCGCTCATATTCGCCTCGCCGGTCTGGCGGTAGGCATGGACGAAATAGCGCCGGTAGCCGTTGCCGATCGCCTGCGAGGCATACGACGTGATCGACAGCGTAAGCCCGTCGCCCGGATCGGCCGTAAGCACGATCGGCGCCGTTCCGCCCGCAGCGGTGTAATCCACGCCGGGAACCAGCACCACGCCTTCAAGCACGACGAGCACGTTGCTGTCGTATTCGAAGCCAACCGTGCCATCGCGCGTCGCGACGGTGGTGAAGTCGCCGCTGCCGGGATACGATAGCTGCCCCGCAACGGTGGTGAAATCGACCGTCTGCGGCGGCGGGGCGTCTTCGCCGCGGAAGTCCGCGCCGCTCACAAGCTGCGGCGCGCCATCGAACGTGTTGAACCCGAACAGCTTGCCCCCGACGCGCAGGGCGGCGGGTGGCAGCGAAAAACCTGTCTCACCGAATGGTGTTTTGAGCGTCCGATCAATCTCCGCCTGCTGTCTCAGGTCCCGCGCCGCCGCCCGATCCAGCGCCCGTGTGAGGGATGCGGGATTAAACGACGCCCCCGTGTTATCGAAGTTCGAGGTTTGCGTGAGGGCAACATCATTCGCGATATAGATCGCGTCGTAGTCTGCCGCCGAGGGCGCGGACGAGAAGATGACTGAGCCGCCTTCGTCGCTATCGAGCGAGACGGAGTAGAGGGCCGAGGAGACAGCCGCGCCATCCTGGTCGACGACCGCAACATCGTCAGCGGAAATCGCCTTGAAGGCGAAGGGAAACTCGGTCGTTACGCCGTTCGGCGTGTAAGGACCGGAAATGGCGCTTTCGACTGAGACGGGCATGTCGAAGGGGTAGGCCCGCACCCCTTGGCGCTCAAAACCAGCCCGTGCTATGAGGCGCCGCCATGAGGATCATAGTCATGGGGCTCGCGCTCATCGCTTCCGCGCCAGCACTCGCGCAGGATCAGGCAGAAAGGGTTGCAGCCGGCTCGGCGGCGAAGGACTGCATCCGCGCCGCGGCCGAGAAATTCGAGCCATCGGGTGAGCCGGCAGATGACATCGCGACCGCCACCTTCGGGCACTGCGACCAGCAGATCAGCGCACTGCGCGCGACCAGTGAATCGCTCGCCGCCGAGCTATTGCCCCGCTTGCGGAACATGGCAGTGGCGCGCGTGGTAGAGATCAGAGCGGCGCGCCGAGGTCACTAGTCCTCGGGCATCCGGCCCTTCGTGATCCCGGTGTACCAGTCGCCGATCGTTTCGGGATCAGCCTCGCCCATGCCGACGTCGACGAGGAACTGCGTCGAAGCCGCGACCTGGCCGGGGACGAGGCCGGTCGTGTAACCCACGGCTTCGAGCACATCGCGCGTCGCTCGCTTCGTCTCCTTGCCCTGCGCCAATTTGCCGACGTCGCCGGCGACGCGCTCGATGCTTTCGCCCGCGGCCGTGACGGGTGACAGGCGATAGCCGAAAGAGAACTGGCCCGTGAGCTTGGCATAAACAGGCTCGACGACATCGCGCGCGATCGGAATCGCCCCGAGCGACTGCGCGAGCATCTTCGAGAACGCCCACCACGCCCAATCCTCGTCATCGTCTGGACCGCGGCCGGAGAGAATTTCGGCTAACAGCGGCGGAACCACGATCAGCCACCACGCCCGCGCAATGAGGCCGGGGAGATCGCTGGGCTCGGCACGGCGCACGTCGCGCCCCAAGTTGCGTTGCCGGTTATAGACCGTGCTCAGATACGAGTAGAACATCGTGAGGAGCTTGAACGCCTCGCCGTAGCGCCCCGAACCCGTCGCGACCGCCGCCAAATCCTTCGCGCCGCCAGCGCCCTGCGATAGCCGCACGGCCTTGTCCCCGGCATAGGCCGCATCCTGCTCGCTCATCCCGGCTTCGATCGCCTTGTTGTAGCCAGCGAGCCAGGTCGGGACCGAGACGACACGATCCATGTAACCGATGCCGTGAAAGGCAAAGCGCTTGGCGGCCGTGATCTTACTGTCCTTCCCCGCCATCTGCCTGATCGCAAGGCGGATATCGCGGTCGAGCGTGTCGAGCCGATTCCGCAACTCGTCGGAGCGTTCCATCGCGAAGTTGAATGTCTCGATGGGATGCGCCGCTGACTGCGCGATTGCCGCCGTCATCCACTTCGCCCCGACCGTTTCCATCGAGTTCGAATAGCCCGCGATCTGCGTCAGCATCGTCGTGAAGCGCCAGCCCATGCCGACGACCGTGACGTTCGCGCGCGCCTTGGTGAGAAACTTGCCGATGCCTTCGTTGCCGGCGCGCTCAGCCGCCCACGAATTCGCGATATGCTGCAGCCAGGGACGGAACTGCTTGCGAATCTCCGGCCCGAGCGTTTCGTCGACCGCGCGCATGACGCGCCGGTTCGTGAGGAACCGATGCGCACGCATGACCGCCTCGCGGTGCGTGACGTCGTGGATGACTTCGCCGAGGTGACGGTTGATCACGCCGAGGTCGAGCAGGATCGGCCGGCTGACTTTCTCGGCGCGGTCCTTCGTCGCCGACGCGCGGGTTGTCGCGCGGGTGTAGTTCGCGGCGAACAAGTCCGCTTTCCGCCCCGCCTGTTCTTCGGCAGTGTAGTCGAGCGTCGCGTCGTAGATCGCGGGATAGTACCCGCCCTTGAGCGTGCCGAACGGGGTGACGACTTCGACCGCCTCCACCTTCTCCGGCGCCACGCCGTTGATCGCGCGCTCCATCTTCTCGATCGCAGGCCAGAGCGTGTCGATGATATCCCAAACCGATTGCACGAACTGCCACTCTTCCGCGGTCAGGTTCTCCATCAGCGCGCGTTCGATGCCCGCTTCGTTCCACCCGTAGCCATCGGAGAGGCGCTGGCGGTTGCCCGCATTGCCCCAATTGAGCGCCATCGCGACGATCTTCTGCCGCGTGAACACAGCGGGCAGGCCGGTCGCGGGATCGATCAGGTCGAGCGTCACCTTGTCCGCCCACGAGCGCACCGTCTTTTCCGGCACCGCACGCATGGCTTCGGCAATGCGGTTGAAATAGTCGCGCGTCATTTCCTGCTCGCGCGCCTGAGCCTCGGCCATCGGGCGGAACGCGATGCGATTGAACACGCCGTCGCCCTTGCCCTGGTCGAGCCAGTCGAAAACCTGCTCCATCTTGAGCAGCGCCGCGTCCATCGTCGCAGCGCGGGCCTTGATCGAGTCCCACCAGCCCGGTTCGGTGAACGAGCCCGTGGGAGGCTTGCGACCGATCCCGTCCGCGTTCGCCTCAGCCTCGCCAACGATCTCTTCCCACTCGCGCTCTTCGGCACGATCGATCAGCGTTTGCTTCAATCGCCCAAGGTGCATGACCTGCTTGACCGCTTCGTCGAGCGCCAGTAGGCTTTCGACCGACAGCCGGGTCCAGTTTGTCGAACCAAGCTGCGCTTCGAAGCTCGGCGGGACCACGACGTCATAGCCTTCCGCCTCGCGCTCGGATGCCCACGCTTCCCACTGTCCCTTCCGATCGATCCCGACTTGCGAACGCCGGCGCAGATCGACCGCCTCGAGCAACGCCTGGGCCTGTTCGAGATAGTCCTGATCGACGCTCTTGCGCGTCTTGGCGCGGGCGATCTTGTCCATCCGCTTGACTGCGGCCTCGACTTCATCGCGCGCCTCTTTCGCCTCGGCGAGCAGCGCGGAGTTGACCATCTGGAATTGCTTTTGCCGGAACGTCTCGTCGACGTCCTGCTTGAGCATCGCCTGTTCGGCCGCGCGCCCGGCCTTAGCGGCATTGCGCGCATAGCGCTGGATTGCCGACGCGCTCGCTTCGTCGACCACGATGCCGGAGCGGATCTTGCCACGCGCCCAATCGCGGGCGATGCGATACGGCGTCGGGCGCTGTCCGGTCTTTCGGGCGAGCACGCGCAGTTCGGTGGCGATGACTTCGCCCTGCATCTCGGAATGCACCGCGGCGAGGGCTTCGCGCTCAATGCTCCCGTCGTTGAGCGGATCGCCATAGCGCCGCTCGAATTCCCTGTCGGTCGCGGTTTCGATTGCCCGCTCCCGCATGGACCGCTGATCACCCCCCTCCTTGGCTTGCCGGTGAGCGCGTTCAGCGCCGATCAGGGCTTCGATCATCTCGGTTGCGCTGGCATACCCCGCCATCTCGGCAATGGCTTCCGGGTCCGCCCCACCATCTCGGTACAGCGGCGGCACACGCTTGGGCAGCATGTCGAGTGCGTCGAGGCCCATGCGGTCCTCGATCCACGCCTTCGAGATGCGCTGGTCTTTCATCAGCGCCTGCGCGCGGAACAGCGGGGAGGCGTCGATGCGTTCCTGCTCGTCCTTGCGGATTGCCTTGCGATATTCCCGGTAGCGTTCCGTCTCGCGCCGGCGAATCGTCGCCATCGTCTTATCGAGCAGCGCCGCATGAGCACCGGCGCGGGCGTCGTCGACAAGCTGGCGGTAGGCAGTGAATTCGGCCTCACCCATACCGATGCTGGATGCATCCTTGAACAACTCGCCCAATGCCTGCCGTTCGCGCGCCTGTGCAATCTCTTCATCGGTTGCGAGCATGCGGTCGAACACTTCGCGGATTTCCGGCGTGATCGGAGCCTTGAGCCGCGCAACGGTCTTGTAGATGTTCACCATCCACTGTCGCAGCGTCTCGAACAGGCGGGTCAGCGCAGGCGAGGGGGCCTTGCCCTCCATCACGTATGTCTCGACCCCGCGCGCGAACAGTTCGTGCGCCTCGGTCGGGATCATGCCGTTGTCGCCAATCGGGTGCCCGTTGGCCGCGAACCAGTCCTTCACCGTCTGTGCGTCGGTTTTGACCTGATCCGGCGCTTCGGGAAGGCTGGCGTCGAACAACAGTTCCTCGAGCCACATATGCCCGAGTTCGTGGATTGGGGTGCTGAGGTTGCGGCTCTGGAACAGTTCGATGATGCGGCGGTCCTGGTCAAAACGGATTTGCCCGTGCGCCGCGTCGGACATATCGGACTGCTGCAGAGCCCGCCCCTCAGCCCCTGCCGCATCCATCCGCTCAACCGCTGCACGTATGTCGGCATCGCTCATCGCATCGGGCGAATACCCCTGCTCCGACAGCACCTGCCGCAGATCGTCCGCAGACGCGCGCATCGGGTCGGTGCGTGTTTCGGCGTACATGGGCCGCCCGGCCACCTCTTCAGCAATCGCGTCGAGCAGCACTTGCGTATCGAGTTGCGACGGCTCTGCGCCCGCCTCGGCTTGCGACAGCTCGGGAAAGAACCCATGTTCGATGGCCGCGCGCAGCGTCGTGTCGATGCCATAGTCGCCTGCGCCCGAGATGCCGCCGATCGCGCCCTGCCGCGGATCGAAGTCCCGCAGATATTTCGATGGCACGCCCATCGAGCGCAGATCGCCGCCCGTATCATTCACTCCGCCGCGCGACGCGATGAATTCCAAAAGAGAAGGACCGACGCCTTGTTCAGCCGGCGCACCTTTGCGCATGGCATTGATGACGAGATCGAGCGTGTCCGCTTTGACCGCTTCCGCGACGCCTTCGGGCAGCACCTGGCGCACGTCGAGATTGTCGAACTCGTCGCCCTGCAAGGGCTGGCCAAGCCGGTCGGCGCGCGTCTGAGCCCGTGCCACGGCAAGCTCTGCGATATTGCGGGCGGCAGGCGAAGTGAACGAGACCCCAAATTTCTGCGCAACCTGGTCGACCAGCTTCTCTCGCACCGACTTCGAGGCCGCGTCCGCCTTATCCTGCGCCGCCTGTCGATCGGCAAAGCCCGCCATCACGTCGGCCATCGCGGTGTCGAAATCAGCCGCTTCCGCTGCCGACATGCCGCCCGGCGTCAGGCGCGCGTGATCTTTCACCGCATCCCACGCCGGAGTGCCGACGAGATCGGTCAGCGCATCCTCGACCGGCATGACATAATCGCCGCCGGTCGCATCGGCTTCGTCCCAATCCGCGCCTGAGAACGGGTCTGCGTCGGGATCATAACTATCGGATTGCTTGAATTCCCGGATTGCATCGGCGGGGATGAAGACATTGCGCGCGCCCGCATCTTCGGCCTGCCGGCGCATCAGGTCGCGGAACGCTTCGGGGTCGCGCTCTTTCAGCTTCGAGCCGCCGGCAGCTTTCTCCGCCTTGTCGAAGAAGCGCGCCTCGCGCTTCGCTTGCACCGAGTCCTGAATGCCGCGCGAGACGCGCACCGTGGCGTCTGTGGCGCGTTGAGCGGCATGAATAACGCCTGTGGTCGCACCCGCGCCTGCCGCGACGCCGATAGCGGTCTGAGCGGCTGCGCGCGGACGTTCAGCGAGGAATTTGGAGAAAGGCTTGCTCTCGTTCTCCGGCAGCATAGCCCAATCGGTCAGGTCTTGCAGGAACGTCGCCACCTGCTCGCCGATCATTTCCTGCCCAAGCTCGCGGACGAACGCCTTGCCCCATGGCGTCCGCTTTACGATCATGTCGACCAGCGTGCCGACGGGCATTCGTTCGGTTGCGAATTCAATGCCGCCCTGCAGCGCACCATAGGCTTCGAGCTTGTTGCCAGTCAGGCCCTGCGCGCGACCTTCCGCCAGCGCCTGCCCCCGGACGGAGAGGCCGAGCATCGTGGTTGCGAATTCCGGGTTGCGTGTTGCCGCCGCGGCAATGGCGGCGGGAACGTACTCCATCCCGCTCAGCACCGATTCCGAAACAAAGCCGCGCCCCTGATTGGCTTGTCGGATGCGCTGGGCTTCCGGCCGCAACGTGTTCGCGAACGAGCGGCCGGCGGTGTTGAGGATTTGCTTCTGCACCTCGCCCAGAACGCCAGGCCCGGTGACCATCGAGCCGATGTCCTCAAACAGCCCAGCGGTCGTGTCGATCGTGCCCGCGCCGAGCCGCGCCGGTAGCTTCTTGAGGAAGTCCCACGCCTCGCCGAACATGCCGAGACTCTTGGCGTCGTCGCGGGCAGTTGCTGCACCTCGCGGATTTGCGATGGCGAACTTCCCCATAGCGGGATAGCGCTTCGTAAGGTCGAGAAACTGTCGCGTGTGCAGCGCATCCTGGGCGTCGTTTACGTCCGCAATCTCGTAGGGCTGCACCCCGGCATCGCGAGCAACGCGCGTTTCGTGCGCCAGTTTGTCGGGCGGCGGTGCGTGATCAAGATCGGCGCGAATTTCATCTTCGCGCATCCGCTCGATCTCGGCCGCCACCGGGTCGGCGGTGGGCTGGATCGATTGCTCGCGCCGGGCCCGATTGAAGCGGTTGGCGTAGTCGAACGGATTGGTGGCCATTACTGGCTTACCCGATAGAGCCGCAGCAACTCATCATCGGTCGGCTCGCGGCCCATCGAACGCTTGAACTGCGCAGTCAGGCGCGCCCGCTGGCTTGCGGGCATATTGCTGAGGCTAAGCTGGTAGCGCGGGATAGACGAATCGCGCGTGATGCCGAAGGTAGATTTGACCGTATGCACCTCGCGCGTCGCGGCCTTGAAGATGTCCTGGTAGTCGACCTCGGTCAGCGGCTTGCCGCCGTTCGCGGCGTGGCGACGGTTCGCGTCCGCTTCCATGATTTGCAGAATCGCCGCTTCGTCCTCGGACTTGAGGTCGAGCTGATTGATCTTCTTGCCGTAGTTCAACGCAGTAACGATCCCCGAGCGCGGCGACCAACCCGCGGCCGCGTTCGGCTTGGTGCGCATCTGCGCCTGCGTCGTCAGCAACGTGTCAAGTTCGGCGCGCGTGACATGGCCCGCGTACTGCGCGAGATTGAGACCCTTGAACTTCTCCGGCTCGTAGTAGCGCATCAGGTTCAGCGTCATCACCGCCTGACCATTCGCTTGCGGTTCGACCGGCTTGCTGTTCGCCTCGGCGACCTTTTGCCACGCGATCTTGTCAGCCGGCGAGAGATGGTTCCAGATTTCGCGCGGGATCTGCGATGTCGACTTGAAATTATCGCCGAGACCCTGGACGACTTCGGTTGCGCGGTCCCCGGCTTCATTCTGATGATCGCGCAGTAAGCCTTCGTCACGCTGAATGCGCTTGTCGAGTTCGGCGCGCGTGCGCTCGATGCGCTCGGGGTTCCAACCTTCGCGTTTCGCTACCGCTTCGAGGTTGGCGTAGATTTGTGCCTTGTCCCACTCGCGCGGCGTAGAGCTGTAGCCCCCGCCGTTGCGCGCGGTGTTCGCCTCCTCGAGACGGCGCGTGCGGTTGATTCCGCCATTGTCGCCAGCGAAGCCAGCGATGACGTCGGCGACGGCGTTGGCATCCCCGCGCCCCGCAGCGGCCCACAGCGGCTTGAGCCGGTCGCTTCCCTCGCCATAGTTGTACGCGACCGAGATCACCGCAGCCCGCGCGCCAGCGGGCAGGTTATTCCAACCCGCGCCGGCCTTTGCCGCGGCGGTCTGTTCAAGCGCAGTCGCGCGGCGCTGTAGATCGCGATCGGCATCGGCTTGCGTTACCCGGTCGCCTTGCTGGACCCGTCGCACCTTGCCGCTGGCATCGGTAATCGTGTCCGAGCCGTAACCGACGCGGTGATGGTTCACGTCCCAATAGGTGCTGCCCCGGAAGCCTTCGAACCCGCGCAGCATCTCGACGGCGATGGGCGTGGCAGCAGCGGCCGGCGTTGCGGGCGCTTGCTGTCCCGGTGCGGGAGGCGCGGTGAAGCCCATGACGAGATCGGCATCGGAACGCGCCACACGGCCTTGCAGTGGGCCTTGCAGCCGGGCGAGCGTGTCATTCCGCAGCGCAGGCGAAATCTCGTTCCCCCGCGATTGCAGGTAGGCCCCGATCGCATCGACGTCGGGATCCGGCGCGGCGAACATCTGGTCGAGCACCCCGCCATGCACTTCGTCGTAGAACTTCTGCTTTTCGAGCGCGACGACTTCATCGGGCAGGCCCGCCAGTTTGGCGCGCTCTTCGATGCGAGTAAGTCCCGTGCCGATCGCGACTTCGAACTGCGGCGTGCCGACAGCCCCTTGCGCATCGAGCGCGGCTTGATCCCGGCCTGCCGCCAAAGCGGCATCGCGATACTTGAACATCTCCGCATCGGAGTGCTCGGTCAGGCGCGCTTCGATGTTCGACCGACGCACCGATAGCGTGCGGCGCATGATGTTTCGCGCGCGTTCCGAACGGGCCGCCGAGACGAGCTCAGTCTCGCGGTCCCCGAGCCGCTTGAGGTAGTCTTGCAGGTTCCGGCCCGGCGCATCGCCCTTGAGGTTCTTGAACTCGCTCGTCAGGTCCGCAGCCTCGGCGGCGAACGTATTGTCGCCATTGAGCACATCGGCCTGATCGTAGGTCGCTTCGATCTCGTCGACATCGACCGCAGCGCGTCCAAGCGCTTCGCCGAACTGCTGCATCGCCGGGCCGACCTGGTTGCGCGTCTCGGCATAGCGAAATGGCGTGCGATCGAGCGGTTGAACCTCGACGCTGTTGCGCGGAGTCGTGGGAACCTGGACCACTAGTCGGCTCGCCCTGCCTTGAACTTCGCGTATTGCGTTGCGCCGCCGAGCGCGGTCGATGCCATACCGAACATCGCCCCCGTCATCGCCTGACTGGCCTCAGCCTTCTTCGCGCGCTTCTCGCTTTCGAAATTCCAGATGTCCGTTTGCATCCCGCGCACCTGCCGGCGAACATTCTCCGCCAGCGCCGCCTGATCTTCGGCCCCAATCATGCGCGTGTCTTCCGTCAGGCGCGCAGCCGACCCGAACGACAGGTCGACGTTGTTCGCACCCATGCGCGCTTCCTGCGCGCCGACCCTGCCAGCGATCTCGCGCCCAAGCCGCCGCTGTTCGGCTTGTCCCTGCACGATGGCGTCGGCGGCATTTTCGTGGACCATCGCCTTATTCTGGTCCGCAACCTGAGCCTGGTAGCGCGCCAGGCGAGAGGCGTAGAGGCCGGATTGAAGTTGGCCAGCCATCGTGACGGCCGTGCTCGCGATCGTCAGGGCTGGTATCAATGCCGGGGGACACATTAGTAGAACCTCACGAACTCAAGTCCGCCGATCTCGATGCGCTCTCCGGCAACAGTCCAACCGAAGTGGCGCAGAAAGGAAATCGCGCGATGGTTCTCGACATGCACCACGTTCTCTAGGCGCTCAAAACTGGCCCTCATCTCGCGGATGATCGCCGGACCATAACGCGCCAAATCGCGGCCGTGATCGTAAACCCGCTCGCTGCCGAGCATCCACGGCACACCGACGCCCTCGATCATGCTGCGCGGGGCCACGCCCATCATCGCGTGCGGCTCATCGTCGACCAGTGCCGTCAGCGCCCAGAGCGAGGAGGCGAGGCCGTGCCGCAGCGCTGTCTCAGGTGTGCGTCCAAACGCGCCGACCTCGATGCGGTCAGCGTTGCGCATGGCGGTGGCGAGGAACGGAACGTGCGACGCGTCGGCTTCGACTAGCTTCACTTCGCCTCGACGCCGTAGTGAATGGCGGTCAGCGTCATCGGGTATGGCGTTGTCGACTTGACGATGATCGTCGCCTCCCGATCGACAAGCTGATCGGGCCGCGCAGGCTCGGGTTCGCCAGTGTAGGGAATGGGCGCGCCGATCTCACCCTCGACGCGTGTCGCAATCAACTCAAGCTCGTCCTCATCCCGCCCGGCATACACGTCGAAGCTGTCGACCAGTTCGACGTAAATCTCGCCGGTGATCTTCTTCTTCGGCTCCTGCGGCAGCGGCAGCGTTTCGATGATCGAACTGTAGTGCAGTCCCACGACCACAACGGTCGCCGGTTCCTCCAGCGTGATCGCACCGCCCTCAACCGTGGCTTTGGCATAGTAACCATCAGCGAGAACGCCGACGTACTCACCCTCGAGATGGTCAAGCCCCGTGACTTCGGTTGCGGGTTCCTCGAACTCATACCGCCGCGCGCAGTCGACAAACGCGGCCCGCTTGTAATCGAGCCACTTCACCGCATCCATGCGCTCGACATAGCGCTTGGTCTCGCCATCGATCTCGCGCTCGACCACGAGGTAGACGCGACTTTCTACCAGCCCATCCTCATCTTCCGAGATGATGGTGAAGTCGAGCACGTCGCCGCCGAGGTCCATTTCGGTCCAGCCCCATACTTGCTGCTCGTTTTCCCAAGTGAAGGCGAGCAGCCGGTAGTCGTTGCGCAGCGCCCAGATGATCGACTGCGGTTCAGCCTGGTAGCCGAGCCGGATGAGCCGGAACTGTTCAAACAGGTGCGGCGCAAAGATGCTGACGTCGCTCGATTTGTAGCCGTCGATCTCGAAAGTGTAGCCGAGCGTTCGCACGCCGCTTTCGTGCCGCGGCTGATAGAACGCCACCTCGCCCACGATCAGCGGTTTCGGCCGGCCTATCCCGCGTCCCACCTGCCGACGAGCGGACGGCGGCGGCGTGGGAACCAGCACGTCGTCATTGGGGCCGCGCAGCGCAAAGATGTTGTCGCTGGTCCCGACGAGCAGCCGATCCATCGGCATGAACGCCTCGATCGAATTGCTCTCGCCAGTGGCGATCGCCATCGCGATGCTGTCATTCTCGCGCTGCGGCCGGGCGAAGTCCATGTTCTCGAAGTCGGCAGTGCGAGAGGCGAAGATCGCGTTCGGGTTGTTCGTCGTGCGCCCGAACCATAGGCGCTGCTCCCAGAAGCCCACGCGCGCGGGATAATCGCCGGTAGCACCGAACGGACTGTACGCCTCGATCGGTGCATCCGAGTAATCAGGCTCGTACCCATCATCGACGAAGCTGGTCGTCTCGCTCTCGCCGATGAACCCGAAGCTTCCGCTCTCATGCGCCTTGTAGACCCGGTAGTAATCGACATCGCCCGTCGGCGCGGTCCAGGAGATCGTCGTGTAGTTACGCGGCAGTTCGGTGTCGTTTGTCGCGCCGGCAGAGGTTGAGCCCCGGCTTTCCTGCCCATCTGTGTTCACCGCCGAGACGATGTAATTGTACTGCTGCGGGAAGTAGGAATCGCCCGTATTCGCGGCGTCGGTATTGGCAACGGTGGCCGTGGCTGTGACACCGCCTGGCGCAGCGATGCCGGGCGCGAAACTGACCGTCGAGTAAGCCCAATCGTCGTGATCGGCGCGCACCAGCTTCCCGACCTCGTAGTACGGGTGAGCGAGGTAGATCGTGTCGAACGACTGCGCATAGTCGAGATCGGTCAGCTCACTCGCGTTGTACGGCGTGGCGGCAACATAGAGCGGATATACGGCCATCAGGACGGTCCCCGGTCATCCATGATCGGCGAGCCTTGCCCACCGCCGCCACCGCCAGGAGGGACGACCACAGGCGGCGTAGGCGTCGGCGTCGGCGCGGGCACTGTGGGCGGTGGCGAAGGCGTTGGCGCGGGGCCTGTCCGCACCGTGCCATCGTCTGCGGTGAACGCGCCGAAGCCCGTCGTATCGATGCCAATCGAAAAGTTGTCGTCGTCGATCACCGTCACAGTAACGACGCGGTTGTTCAGTTCCGTCATCCCCTCGATGCCAGCGAGGAACACTTCGTCGCCATCCGCCAGCCCGTGATACGGAGCGGTGACGACGCCGGGATTCGCCTTGCTGATCGCCGTGATGCCGAACCCGTCAGACAGCACCGCACCGCCGTAAGCCATCGGACGCATCGTCGCCTGCCCCATGACGAGCGCATAGCTCTGCCCCGTCGAATACGTGAAGGGCAGCAGCCGCACTTCGTTGTCGTCATCAGGAAGAGCATAAACGAACCACGTCCCGGGCCGCTTGCGCACTCCGCCATGCTTGAGCAGCGTCACATTGGTAAGCCGCCGCGCGCCGGCCTGCCACGCATCGACATCGCGGCGCGCCTGGACGACTGGCGAGAATATGCCGCGGGTGAAGTTGCGCTTGCTTACAGTCGCCACACGACGTCCCCGTAGCCGTATGCCTCGCGCGCGATTTGCCCTTCGGAGACGAAGTTCCTGCGGCTGCGCGGACGGCGGTTAAGGTCGCTCGCCACCGCCTCGTTGACCGCGCGCTGCGCCGCGGCCTGCTTGGCCATCCATTCGTTCGTGTCCGCCTTCTCGCCAAGAATGGGGCGGTAGATGCGCGAGGCGAGGGTGCGAATCACGGCCTGCGCGAACAGCGGCGGCCACTTGTTCGGTTCAAGTGCGTCGAGCGAGTATTCGAGGATCGCATCCTCGAGCGAGGTGTAGAGCACGCCATTAGCGATCACGTAATCAATCGCCGGGAGCGAGAGATCAGCCGATGGCCAGTAGAGCATCGGCGTGACGATGACCCCCGGAACGGAAGAGGCGGAGTAGTTGCGCACGAGTTTGATCGGCGACGCCATCTCGTCAGGCAGCGCATAGGCGTAGGACCACTCGCCATCGCGGTCGTTAGCAACCGCCGCGAGGGCCACCCGCCGGCGCACGAAATCCCAATCGTGCAGATCGATGAGGTCCGAAACGACGCCGGGCAGGTGCCGGGCACATTCGCGCGCCTCTTTGCGACTGTCATTGATATCCGTGATCGGATGTGCGGGGAGGTCGGAAATCGCCTCGTTGCAAATCTGGGAGATGTCACGCGCCATTGGCCGGCTCCTCGGGTGGCGGCGTCTCAACGATCACCGGACGCGGACGCTTGGGCTTACGCTCTACGCCTCGGGCTTGAAGTGGACCGGCCGCCATGAGCCGGTTCTAGGGCGCGCGACCTTGGCGCTCAAAAAAGAGGCCGGCGCCCCCTGAGGTGCACCGGCCTAGTTTCCCCTGTCGTGGGAGAGAGGGTGCGACAGGTTTAGCGGTGGAGGGCTCCGAGACGCGCCGAGATCGCCTCGGTGATCGCCTTGCGGGTCACGCCCTTGCGGGCGATCTCCGCCTGCTCGATCGCCGGAAGTTGATCGTCGACCGTGCCATTGCCGATCGCCGCGACGATGCCCTCGGTGCTTCCCTTGAGGAAATCGGTCACGTTCAGCCGGTCGGGATTGCCGGTCACGACTCCCGCCGTGTCCTGCGGTTCGGTAATCGCAGCCGCGCCGTCGAGCGGGCGGAACTTCACCCGGCGCTCGATGGTCTTGGTGCGAAGGTCACCCTTCTTGGTTTCCACCTCGACCTCTTCCTCGGTCGCATCGTCGGTGCTGACGAATTCAGCCGGCACGTTAGGAGCAATCTGCCCCGGCGCGTACAGCTTGCCATCGGTGCCGAAGTACGGACGCGGGCCGCGGACGATGGCGCTAACCGTCTTTTGCTTGCTCATCGATCAGTCTCCTATGCCACAAAGCCGGTGTGCTGCGTCGGGAACGCCACATCGTCGATGTCGCGGACGATTCCGCCGAACACGGTGCCGGCGGTGTGCGTGCCGACGGTGACGAACTGCAGCCCGAGGTAGCGCTTGCTGGTCCGCGGGACAGCCGTGGCGAGCAGGCGCTTGCCGACAGTCAGGTTCGCTTCCGCGATCACGCCGGACGACGCGAGTACGGTCGGACTGGATAGATCGGCGTTGTCCGACTCCACGAGATTGACGTTGAGGCTCGTGCCGCTGGCGAAGGCAGTCGTAACGACGACGAGCACCTGCAGTTCGCGGTTGGTGTTGATGTTGGGATGCCCGGCGACGCCGGTATCGTACTTGTCGGTCGAGTACTGCGTCCCCGTGGTGACCGCCTGGTCATTGGAGAACGTAAGCTCGCGATCGGTCATAGCCATTGGATATTCCCCTTTCCCAGATCAGATGGCCGCTTCATCCACCGCCAGCGCGTCAGTGCGCAGGATCGGGATGCCGCCGAAGGTGGTGACGCGCTTGCCCGCGTCCATGTCGTACCCGAGGTACGGGTTCTTATCTTCGAGCAGCTGCCGCTCGAGGAACGAGCGCATCGAGCGATCCATGATCCACGCGGCGCTGTGACCCGGCATGTCGAGGCCATCGACCCGGTTCATCAGCTCGACCATGAGCATCTGCAGCCGCGCGCCGGTCGAGTAGTCGACCGTGAGGAGCGAGCGGTCGATCGAGCCGATGCGGCCGACCTTGCGCGGATCCTTAACCGACAGGCCAGCGTGCAGGTTGTACTGGTCGATGAGGGCGAGGAATTCCTTGCCGTCAGCATCGGGATAGTAGGTGCCGACGTCGACCCCATCGTCCGCAACGCCGGTGCCGGCAGTCACGTCGATGTGGCTGATGCCCGCCTTGGTGTTCTTTGGATACACGCCCATCACGCCCATCGGGCCGGTGACGACGAGCCAGATCGAGCCGTTGTCCGTGCCCGAACCGCCGGCGTCGATGAGCTGATCGCCCACGGTGCTGTTGATGTCGTTGAAGCGCGGCGCGAGGCCGGTGAATTCCTGCGGGCTCGCCGAAGCGTTCCCGTAGAACATGGTCGTGCAGAACGTCTGCGTCATCGCTTCGAAGAACGCCGAGGACTCGGTAAGGCGATATTCGCCCACGTCGCCGTGCGCCTTCGCGATCTCGCGATCGACCGCCGACTTGCCTTCGAGCAGGGCCGCACCCTCGTCGATCTGAGCCACGCGGCTCTTCGACGGGTCGACGCCCTGGTTATACCCGCGGTAGTAAACCGAGGGCAGGCCAGTGCGAACGGTGGTGCGCTCACCGGTCGGCAGGTTGGCTTCCTTCCAGCGGAGCCAACCGAACACTTCGTTGGTCTGCGACAGCCACTCGCCGATCGAGGCGATCTTGCCGTTCGGATCGAGGCGGGCCGTCAGGTCCGCCATCGTGTGCAGTTCCTGTCCGAGAACAGCCATAGTTACTTACCCCTCTTGCCGTAGAATTTTTCGGATTCGGTCAGTGGAGCCGAGGAGGTCTCCGCTGCCGGGGTGGATGCTTCCGCGAGCACACGGCCCGCACCTGACACGATGCGCATCAGGAACCGGTCGTTGCCGAGGCCGGATTCGTTGAGGAAGGTCGAGAACTCCGAGCGTTCGTCGGCCTTCGGGATGAAATGGGCGATCGCCTTGGCGGCAAACGAACGGCTTTCCTCGAGCTTCTTGCCGCCGACTTCGGGGTCGGCTTGCAGATCACGCGCGAGATTGGCGCGCAGTTCGGCCGCTGCATCGTCCTGCGCCTTGAGCGTGCGCGCCTCGATCATCGGGACGATCTTCTCGGCGTAGGCGCTCATCAGCTTGCCGGCCTGATCCTGCGAGAGATTGAGATCACGCAGCACCGGCTCGACTGCGGCAAAACCTTCAGTGTCGAACTCGATGCCTTCGGGCATCTTGAACGCGGCAGTGTCGTAGGCTTCCGGCGCGCCCTGCGGCTGCTCGGCCTCACCTTTGCCCTCACCAGCCTGATCGCCGCTCTCTGCCTTGTCAGTGTTCGTTACGTCCGCGTCGCCGCTGTCCGCACCCTCGGCGGCGGTCTCTTCGCTCGCAGTTGCAGCCGCGCCCAGCGCCGTATCCGCGCCAGTCTCAGCGGCATCGGCGGCCGCGTCGTCATTCTGTTGCTGAGTCTCGGTCGTCATGCTTCGCTCCTTTCGAGAAGATCATCCTGGCTGCTAAGGCGGACGCGATGGCGTCGTAGGGTTCGGCCGTTTCGGCGCTGAACCATCCCAGGATTTCCAACCCCAAGGAGCGCTTGCCTTCGAGAAAAAGGCTTTGCTGCTCTTCGCGAGTGACCCGGTAGATACCGCTCGCCGATAGAAACTCAAAAAGGTGCCTGCGGAACTGCGGTTGCTGCATCAGCCACTCGCGGTCCTCTTTCCTGAGCTTGTCCTCGGGGGTCATCAGTACCGCGCAGTCTCATTCGCCATCTCGGCGATGTTGGCAGCGGCTTGTGTGGCGTCCTTCGCCGGCTGAGCCATCGCTGCCATCTGCGCTGCCTGTTCCTGCTGCGCGCGTGAGGCTCGCATCCGGTCGACCGTCCGCTGATCCCGCACCGCCTTGGCGGGCAGGTTGGCGCGATCGGCGTAGTCGTCGATTATTGCGTCGGGATCGATCTTGTCGAGCACCTGCGGCCCGAACACCGAACCGAGCGAGCCGACGAAGCCGACCACACGCTCAGTCGTCGACAGACCGAGCATCTTTTGCGCCATCGCCAGCACCGACACGAACTCGACCTTGAGCTCGCGGCCTTGCAATTCCTCAGGCGCTTCGGGGAGCAAGCCGCCGCGCTGGGCAATGCCGATCATGCGGTCGACGGCCACCGGCAGCATGTCGTCGTTGACCATCTCGACCACCGGGCCGAGCTGCGTCAGCTTCTCCTCGTCGCGCTTGAGCAGTTCCTCGACGTTGCGGGGCTGCACACCAGGCATGTTCGTGATCGCCATGAACAAATCGGCGAAGGTGAGCCGGTCAATTGCTTGCCGTAGGCGCTCCTGCCGCGCCTCGTTGACCGTGATCGCCTGAGGATTGACTTCGTACACCGCCTTGGCCGCGAGGGGCTGGCTGAGATCGGCGACATAGGTATGCGCGCCGGGGCGCATATCCAAATCCTTCGCCGGGCCGGCGGTTGGCGGTTTGGCGAGCAAATCTTCCAGATCGCGCCCGCGCTTGGCAGCCATATGCAGTTCGCGCATGTCCGCCATTGCGTCGTGACCAAGCCCGCGCCCGTAGATGTCGAGACCGCGTACGTTCCACCGCGGAGCCCAGAACGGTTGTTCGGCGTAACCCTTCGCCTCGAGCACGGCATCGCGCCTGTCGTCGTTGTCGTCCCACAGCGTCGAGTCCCAGCGACCACCCGCACCGGGCTCGATCACCTGCATGACCTGAACGATGTGGCCGTAGTTCGAGTTGTCCCACTTGTTCTTGATCGTGGGCGAGACGACGGACCAGTCGTAGTTCCCGCCCGGCCGGCCGACGAACTTCTTGACGACCTGATCCACGGTCATCGGGCACGAGCGCAGGAGCGTATCGACCTTGAACGCATCGTCGATCCCGAGCCAGAACGTGCCGATCGGAAGTGGCAGCGTCGGCGCGATCTCGCGCCAGTGCTCGGTCATGATCCCGGCAGCCGGGCCAAAGCGGCCCATCTCACCGTAGTTTTGCCGTGCAGCCTGGTAGAAGTTCGACGCGTCGAACATCGCGTAAATCACACGCTGGAACTCATCGAGCCAGACGCGCGCAGGCTGATAGTCGTTCAGATCGTCGTCGGCGAATTTGAAGTCGAGCCACGGCCGGTTCGGGCTCGACAGGCCGGAATACATGCCGCCATCGAGCGTACGAAACGACAGAATGGGATGGGAGTCCATGAGCTGCCGCATCTTTGGACGCTGCCGGCCTTGCGCGTTCATGCCCAGGCTCGGCACCTCGCCGTAGCCGGAATAGTCGGCGATGGTGTGCCAGTCGGTTTCGCAGTCCTGCCGCTGCGCCTTGAGCGCCTTCGCCAGCTTGTCGACGTGCTCGCGCCTGGTCCGCTCGCCAGCAGGGGCGCTCGGCGGCGCACTGCGTAGGCTCAGCGTGCCCTCAGCCATCGGCCCGATGCTCCGCGCCGCACCGAGCGCACTTCACCGCCCCGCTCGCGGGCTCGGGCGATTCCTGCCGTTGTCCGCAGTCGCAGACGAAACGGAGGAAGGGCTTGCCGCGCTTGTCGAAGCGCTCAGCCACCGAGCGTTGCCGTAGTCGAGGGGGGCTGGAGCGAGGGCGCCGCCATCATCAGCGCAGCGAACCCGCGACGACGCTTCATCGGATCGGCGTTGCCCGGCGTCTTGACCTCGGGCGCCTTGGTGGCCTGCCGCTGCGCAGGCGGCGGCGGAGGCGGAGGAACGTCGGGAGCCATGCACATACGCGAGGACTACCCCGCGCCTGTTTGGCGCTCAAAACTACTCGTGCAGCTCGGCGTAAGGATCGTAGGCGCGCTTGGCCCGCAGCGCGATCATCTTGTCGACGACCTCTTGCTTGATGGTGTCGATGTTCGCCATCAACACCGCATCCCCGTCGTCTGGCGAGCGTCCAAGCTCCGCCTTCATTTCGTCCTTCGACCGCACCTGTATCAGCGTTTTCTTCGCGCCCTTGACCGGCTTCCACTTGTACGCGGTCAGATCTGCCTTGAGCCGCAGATCAGGCGGAAGAGCTATCTGCGCCGCGTTCGTCGGGTCCAGTGTCTCGCGCATCCGCCATGCCAGTTCGGCGCGGCGGTTGAAGAACCCGAACATGCCGTCTGCCGTGAGTTCCTTCGAACCATTGGCTGCGTTGATGCCGATAACTTGAATCTCATCCTCGTGCAGCGCGTTGTGCACCGTCAGCCCCCAACCGATCAGGTCGATGTGGACCGGCGCTCGGTCGCGGCGATGCTGGATAACCTTGGCCGCCCCAACGCGCCCGGCAGTTTCCTGCTTGATCTCGTGACCGGGGATGCGGACCAGCTCGTCGAACCAAGTCCCGTGACGCGCCGAGATGACGAAGTTGTCTCGGCCGCCGCACGCCGGATCGACACCTAGCGAATCCATCTCCCCTTTGCCATTTGGCCGCGGCTCCCATCGCGCCATCGCAGCATCGACCCATGCTGTAGGGATGACCTGCCACTCGTCGTCTTCCACGCCGGCCTTGAAATCGCCTTCGAGCATTTGGGAGCGCAGCGGCTCGGGCATCGATTGCAACGTTTCGATATAACCCGAGCGGACGTAGAAATAATTATCCGTCACCCGGCTCGGGATGAACGTGCGGCTCTTTGGCGTGATGATCTTCTCGGGGCTGAATTCAGCGGGGTCGAAATCGTACAGCGGCTCGCCGCGGAACAGCACGAACCTCCGGTCGTCGGCAACCTCGACGTCCTTGCCCTTGATCGTCGTGAACCAGCGCAATTCGCCGGGGCGCGCCGGGTTAGGATGACGATCATCGAGCCACGGGCCGAAGAAATCGATGACCCATCGGCCCTCAGCAGTGGTGGGCGGATTGAACGTCATCAACACGCGGCTGCGCTGCGAAGCGTCGGCAGATCGCGTCCACCCCATCGTGAAACGGACCTGAGCTTCGCGCATCTCAGTCACTTCGTCGTAGGCTTTGAGATCGTGCGGGCGGCCCTGCCATTTCTGGTGATCGGTCGGGTTGTCGAGCCCGGCGAATTCGATCAGCCGACCGCCTACGCGCCAGGCCGATTTCTGCGAGTTGTATCCGTCCGTCGTGCCGAGAATTTCAGTCAGCCGCTGGATTATGCCCTCTGTCTGCGTTTTCTCTCGACGAAAGATCGC